AAGGAGCAAAAACAGTTGATCCGTTTACCCCGTCAACATTGTCATAAGAAGATAATATAACATCTGACTGTCTTCCGTATCTATCTGATAACACAAAGCCAACTTGATAGGTTCTACTTTGTTTTAAATTATGATAAGGATATTGTATAAAGTTATCATTATAAGGTCTTTTGTCACTAATCAAAGCACTAAATTGTATTGAATCAGGGCTACTATGTTTGTCTACATAATTACCATACACTACTCTATTGCCTATAAGTTCTTGTGCTAAAGCTTTTATAGGAACTTTATCATAAACTCTAGTTGTTTGACTTGTTGGTAATGTTTTATATGGTTTACTAGAAGCGTAGTTGTAATCATAAAAATCTTGCGTAACAACTTCTCCGTGAATAGGATCAGAATATATTATTTCATCAAAAGCACTACTTTGTAAATCAGAAAACCTAACAGTATCTAAAACTTTAACCGCTAACGCGTCAGATTCTTTGTATAATAAATCTACTTCAATAGCTAAAAGTTCTGACGTCATTAAAGCCGGAGTGCTAAAAGGCATTGGAGTTCTTAGAACTATATTGTCTACACTGTTTTCAAACCAATTAAGTATAGTTGATTTATAGGCATTGTCCATATCAACAAAGTCTGGATTTTGGCCTGCGCCAAACTCACTGTATTGCTTAGGTATAAACATTGGTTGAGAAAAAGGAGCCATTAAAGAATACTCATTATCTTCAAATTTAAATCTATAACTAAATCTAACAAATTTATCTTCTAAGAAAGCAGCGTCACCTTGCCAACTAGCGTCATAATTTTGGTTAACAGCTACGTTAATAGCATTACCAGTTCCATCAGCTATAGCTGTTATTTTGGATAAAGTAACTGTCCATACCGTGGTAGTTGCTCCGTAAGAAGCTGAGGTAGTTAATATTGTTGTGTTAGCAGATACGCCAGTACCAGTTACTATGTCGCCTATTCTAGGTATTACATTTGGTGAAAAGTTTGTAGCGTCCACGCTGAATTGATAAGTAGCACTTAAAGAACCTGCCGCTCCACCAGTACTATTACCGGCTACCGTAGCTGATGCCGCAAGACCATTAGAATTAAACAATGATGTTTTATTGGTCATTGTAGATCTTTGCGCTATTAAATCAAAACTATTAGGAGCCGTCATAGGTTTTGATAAAACTAAAGAAACTCCATCAGCAGGTACATCTACAACATAATTAGCTTTGTTCCATTGAGACAATGGCGTTGGAAAAGTAGAAGGACTTATAGTGTCATATGGAGATATAAAATCTCCTATTTTTATACCAGCTGAATCATTAATGCTAATAGTAGTGTCATCAGAAGCAGCTGTTCCTGTTATAGCAAACTTAACTCTTTGCATTGTAACAATTGGGTCACAAGGGGCGTATTTAGCTACTGATATTTGGTCTTCATTTACGTAATGAATAGGTGTAGCTAACTGTGTTGGGTTGGCTAAAGATATATTTATTTTTCTAGGTTGGTTTAAATTGTCTGTAAAAAATAATAATTCTTCAACTAGATTAACTCCAATTACAGGAAAAGATTTATTAAAGTTTAAAAAATTACCGGTAACCAAAGTTATTAAATTAAAAGAACCTTCTAGCGTCAACTCATATATAAAGTTATTGGCACTAGTAGACCTAACACCATTTGCATTATCATAGTCACTAGCAAATAAATAAACTTTATTAGTAGTTTCGTTTACATAATGACCAATTATAACAGAGTTACTAGTGTTTAAACTACGTATAGAGCTATTACCAAGAGCGTTTTCAAACTCACCAACAGTTGATCCTTCTGATCTACTAATCATTAAGTTTATAGCTTCTCTATACTCACCGTTAGGTAATATACGAGAGTCAATGTCTTGATTCATTCTCTGCTTTAGAAAAGTGTTTTTGATTTCAGCCATTTATTATGATTTTATCCATTTAGATTTACCTCTCATTACCTGAACGATTTCATCTAGCTTGATATTAGATAATCTTATTTTAGCATTACGCAAAGCAGCGTATCTTTGTTGTTTATATTGTGGAGCGATAGAAACTGTATCTCTTCTTGTAGACAATATACTATATAGTAAATGTTGGTACATTGCTTCTTCAGCCATCTTAGGGACTTTAGAATCTAAGTCATAAGCAAGTCCATCAGATATATATTCTAATATTATTAATTTACCAGCTAAGTCACTAGAAAAATTAAATGTTCCCTGTGCTTCATCTATATTAAACCATCCGTTCATTTGCATGTTAACTGGATCTCCACCGTATCTTTGACCGTAGTAACCTCCAGCTCCCCAAGCGTTTTCACCCCACCAATCATACATCCAAACCTCTGGAGCATTAGAAGTTGCAAAGCCTAAACCAGTTATATTAGACGTGTTATTACCTCTCCATCTTTCGTTTGTTATTGATGTTCCATCTATATTTTCAGAAAAGTTATCTTGTATTATGTTACCAGCTTGATCTTGAATAGGCGCGTTAGAAGGACTGCTAGTTAGTTGCGTAGGATATATAGTGTGTTTAACACCTGATCCATCTATCCATGATAACTTAACGTAGTTGACGTAATCTTGTGGTATAGTAACTCCTAAACTAGGTGGTACACTTAACTCTTGTGATTTAATACTTTTTAACGTATCAAAACTAAACTCTTGTAATCCACGCTTAGCATGAAATATTACATCAGTTCTATTAACTCTTGGTATTAATTTATCTTGGCCAACGTAACCTACAATAAAATTATTAACTATATCGTTTAAACTAGTGTATTGGTAACCTCCGTAATTGTTTGCTACAGCATCACTTTTTAATTGTACTTTTACATACGTACCAATATTTTGAGCTGCTAAATTTATTACACTACCTGTAGGTCCATTTACTAACGTGTATGTTGTTATGTATTCTGTCCAATTAGCTAATCCATTAGGACTTGTATATATTCTAAAATTATTTAAACCAAAAGCAGGGTCTGTTGGTGCGAAACTTGTAGCGCTACCTAAGTTTAATATAGTATTAAAAGTAAACGTATAAGCAGTAGTTCCGTTAACTGAAGTATATATAATCTGCGCGCCCGCGTAATATTGTAGATTTGTTTCTTGGATTAATCCTCCATCAGGTCTTGCCATTTGTTATATTTTTGAGTTTTGTTCTTCTTGTTGTATTTCTCCTTGAGCCACTTGTATTATAGTAGGATCATTTATTATAACCCCAGCATAAGCTAACACTCTAGTTATAACATTTGTTTGCTCTGAAATATTTAATTCAAAATTTATTGAAGTTCCAGCTGCGTATTGGAATTGTCCTAATGCACCAACTGAATAACCCCATACAACATCTGCAGGTGTTTTCAGGTAAGACACAGTTATACTAGACTGTATAGTATTTGGATATACATATAGTAAATTATTCTCATATAAATATATAGGGAAACTATTTGTTGGCTGTGTTAAAGGAGATTTTAGAATTTGTAATAATTCGTTTCTTTGAGCATATTGAGTTAGCTCAGCACTTTGATACATTACAGATCCTAGTCTATATATGTCTGTAGGTGTTAAAGTAAAGTGAGGTCCTACGTAAGCTGTAGCACCTGTTCTTTGGAAGAATTGTAAATTTTCTTCAATATTTTTAACGCGATTAGCGTATTCAGTATCATTTTGTGGCACACGATACATTTGATTAAGGTCATCTTCATACCTTTCAAATATATTTAACTGAACCTGAGTCGCAACTTTGTTGAACTCGTCAGGAGTCATATATCCTCTCTGTTGTTGGTTAAGTATTAATAAGACTGTTTTATATACAGCGTTTACGTTTATTGCCATTGGAGTATTTTTATTATAATATTGGGCCCGAGTGAACGAGCCCTATATTAGTATTACATGTTTAGTAGAGTTTTTTCTCTATAGTCTTATAAACTTCTACTCCTTCATCTGTTTTAAACCAAGCAGCTAATGCTGAATATGGGTTTTCATCAAATGGTATTGTAAATAGTTTACGTTTGTTTTTACCAAACTGGAACGTTCTTTGATCTTGTGATATACTTATTATTCCTTGTTCAGCTGCTTTTATACCAAAGTTTCTTAACATAACGTTTTCATCTTTAGCTAATTCAATAAATAGCTTAGGGTTTCTTTTAGCAAACATTAATAAATCTCTTCTTAATTCTTTAGAAGATAATTCACCAACACTACTTCCCATTTCTACTCTTAGTATAGCTTCTGATTGTTCTACTTGCATATCTCTTGCCGCAGTCAAAGCTAAAATTTCCAACTCTAAACTAATTAACTCATCTTGAGCTATAGCTTGAGGTTGTAATTCAGCAAATCTTTTGTTTCTGTCAGGGTGATATAATGATAAAAGCTTTTGTAAGCTTTGGTGTTCTCTTGGAACAATTAAAGTGCCATCTTTAAATATGATATGCTTTAATGTAGCTTCACCTTTTTGAGCATCTTGAAATGGTGACGCTTGATTTGTTGCGTATCGAATAGCTCTTTGTTCTTTTTTTACTGGATCAAAATATAACAACGGGTATTTTTCCGTGTGTCTTGATTTTAACGTAAACGTTAAAGGTTCTCTATCACCTAATAAAAAATATGTTCTATCTTTTACTTCCCATCCATCTTCTGGATGAGGTATTGTTTCTTTTGTTTTTGACATGATATAATATAATAAAAATTAGTAAAAATAAGAGTAACAATTACCCCCGTAGTTTTTACGAGGGTAACTATTACAATAAATATTAAGCTGTGAATAACACAAAGTTATTTCTAGCTTGTACACATAAACATCTTTCAGATAAGAAGTTTACTTCCATTGCATCTAATGTAGAAGTAGAAGCACCGCCAACAGAACCTGTTAACCATGATTTCATTCTTCTGTCATCTGCTTGAGAAGCTCTGTATCTTACATGTAAGAAAGGACGTCTGATGTTTGTTCCAAGTAACTGATCGTATACTGTAGAAGTTCCAGCAGGAACTAATACACCATCAATATTGTCACCGTTAACAAAGTTAGCAGAACCACCTCTTGTTGAAGCATCATTTAAGTATTTCCATGAAGTCTTGTAGAAATCATAAGAACCTCTTCTAAATCCAGAGAAACCTAAGTTAAGCGCCATGTCTTCAGAGTTTTCGAATACACCGTAAGATGTACCACCAGCTCCGTAAGAGTTTTGTTGTGCTAACATGTTGTCAAATAACAACTCAGTTTTTCTATCTAAGAAAAGCATGTTTTCTTCAATTGCTCCTTGAGAATCTAAATTCTCTAATACAGAATCAAAATCCTGTAAAGATCCAGCATAACCAGAAAGTACATTACCACCATTATTAATAGCAGCAAATAAACCTTCAGTACCAATAGTACCAGCTGGTGCAGCAGCAGCAGCAGGGAATGCAAGTTGAGCATTTCCAGCGATAGCAGTTGCTTGTGCAGCATTAGCTAATTCACCTTCAATCATTGCCATTTCTAAGTAATCTTCGAAACGTAATCTAGTTTCACCTTCAGCTTTTAAATACCATAAGTATCCAGAAGTTCCGTCTTCAGCAGCAACTTCAACCCAACCGATTTGAGCAGTATCAGATCCACTTACAGCGTATCTGTTTCTGATAATAATTGGTTTGTTAGAGAATACTGATAATTGAGGCTCGATAGATTGTCCAGAAGCCGTAGCTAATGTAGATCCTTTTTCATATTCAGAACCATATACAAACACTTTAAGTGTTGCAGCAGTTGCTAAAGCTCCAGCGTTAACAGCAGCTCTTGTGTAAGGAATTACATCTACAAAATTTGCTCCAATAGCACCATTCGCTCCTGATTGAGTAACGATAGCTTTTACTGTGAAAGCAGGATTTGCAGGATCCATAATTACAACTGTCATGTTTTGAAATATTACATTTCTAACATTAGTGTTTGGAGCAGCAGTTACAGGAAGAGTTAATCTATTTCCAACTTGTGCGCCACCTACAGCTTGACAAGATACACCTTCGTAAGAAATGTGTAATCTGTTTTGCTCAGACCAAACTACTTGATCAGACATCATTGGCATTTCAGCGCCAACCATTCTTAAGAAGCCAGCTAACGTTCTGTTTCCATAACGCTCTACCTCTGCTTCATATATTTCCGGTAGATATTGTTGTGCGAAGTCGTTTCCACCTCCATTAGCAAAATTCAAGTAGTTACTTGTTAATGTTGCTTGTATGGACGAAGGTACTATACTTCCCAATTGAGGACTTAATACACCCATTTTTTTTTAGTTTTTAATTGTTAAATTTACTTTTTTTAATTTTCAGTTTTGAACTACTAACTCCATCTATAGCTCGAACTTTAAGTCCACCGATAAATATGTCTTGCACACCTTCTTGACGCACTGTTGTTGATGGATTTTTAGATCCTTCAACTACATTTTTAATACCATCTGTTTTCCCTTGTTCGTAAAAATGATTTACTATTTTATCTATATTTTGAGCAGCGTACATAGCTTTGTGATAACCTTTCGTATCTTTAACATTACCTTCGTTGTCTAGGAACTTCCCGACAAAGTTATTTAAATTTGATTGATTTTCTGCAACTGCATTAGGATCTTTGACACCATATCTAAACTTTTTTTCACCGACCTCGAAATCAAAACCTTTGAATTCATCGTTTAAAAGTTGTTTAGTGTTATCAATAAATTGCTCATGCTTTTGCGTAGCTAATTGTTGTTCGTCGTTGTAACGGTTGAAAAACTCCATGGCTTTTTGTTGTTCTTGATTTACGCCCGGTCTTAACTTAATCTCGTCGTAATATTCTTTTTTCAAGTCTTCTAAAAATTCACGTGCTTCTACAACAGCTTCCTTCTTAGCGAGTTTTTTCTTTTTGATGTCTCGCTCTTCATCAATTTCATCGTCAAAGCTAAACGCTTCTTCTAGAACAAATTCTACTTCTTCTTGATCTAAATGTGGTTTTGCTTTTTTATAATATTCTTTTAATAATGTATCTTCATTAACAGTTGAATAGTCAGCGTTTAATCTAACATAATCTTGAACTGTTCCGCCAGTGTCTTGCATGAAGCTAACTAATTTTTCAATATTTTCAGGTAGTTCTACTTTTGGACTTTGCGCTACTGGTTGTTGTACTTGCTTTTCTTCCACCTCGGTAACTTCTTCAAGAGGCGAGCTGGACTCTGCAACGGGTTTGTCTCCTCCAATGTCCACGATTTCGCCATCTCCGGCTTGTTCGCCCACATCCACCGTCTTTGTTTCTCCGATTTGAATGGCATCTGTTTCTAATTTTTTAGTTAAATCTACTTTAATAGGAGCTTCTACTTTTGCGTTAGCTTCCAACGAAGTGTCTACTTTAGAAAGATCAATTTTTATTGGTTGTTCTTTTGTAGCTTTAAATTTCTTTGGCTTAGGTTTTGATTTCATTTTCATTTCCCCGCCTTCTGCAGCAACTGGTTGAGTCACCTCAGGATTTGTTTTTGTTGTTTCTGACATAATATGATAATATAAAATTAATTAATAAGTACTACATAGTACCTTGTTGTTCAAAATCTATAGGCATCAAATCATTGTTTCTTTGATCAATCATTTGACTTTGTTGATTACCTTCTATCTTGATTCTTTTGTCTTTACGATTTTCAATTAAAGCTTCTTTTTCAGACATAGCTTTTAATTCAGCTTCTTTAAGTTGCATATCGTATTCAAACTGTATTTGCATCTCTTGTTGTTTTATTTGAGATGCTGTTTGCATTCTTTGTATTTCCATTTGAGACTTAGCTTGTTCTAACTGAACATCGCTTTCAACTAAAGCTTGAGCTTTTTGCATCTCTGCTTGAGCAGCTCTTTCAGAAGCTTCTGCGTTAGCATCAGCTTGAGCTTTAATCATAGCTTGTTGATTAGCTTGATCATCTTTTTGTTTCTTTTTACGTTTTTGTTTTAAAACGTCGTTAGCAAGTTTAAGATTTTTAATCCTTCTAATATCAATAGCATCTTCTAAATCAATACCACCTTGTTGTATTGACATTTGTATGTTTTGTTCTAGTACAGCTTTTTCTTCTTCATCTGGTTCTAGTTCTAAGAATATTCCAAAATCATGCATGTTCAGATTTTGTATCTCTGATAATGTAGCAGAGTTGTAAGTTGATATAGAATTTTTTAAAGAATTTAAAGTAAGTGGAAAATTTAATGAATCAGCTATTTTTAATGAAATATTTTCACACGTTCTAAGTGTTAACCATAAACTACCTTGCATTAAATGCCTTGTAGCTGTGTTAGACGCGTTAACTGCCATTTTTTGTAAACCAACTAATGTATCTTTTTCTGGAGCACTACCATCTCTAGCTTCATTAAGTCCGGTTACGTCACGTATCATTTGTAAATAATACTGATAGGTTTGTATTAAACTACCTATTTTAGCTTGACCACTAGACGTAGCTAACTCTTGTATAGGTACTTTACCAGCGTTCATTTGACCTTCTTGAGTAAGTGATCTACCAACTATCGAACCAGTTTGGAAATACATATTAAGTGCTTCTGCTGGATTATAATTTGTTCCATTACCTAAATCAACCTCAGCTAAACCATCCATATCTAAGAACACACCATCAGGTACTATTCTAGACATAACTTGTTGTAGTTTTAAATGTGTTAATTGTATCATGTCAGCAAAACCTGTTATCTTACTTACTAATGATTCTATTTTACCTTTGTAAAGTCTAGGAGCACATATAGTATAACTCATTTCAACCTTAGTAGTATCAGCAAAAGGTCTTGTCATATTTTCTGATAACTCCCATTCAATAAGTTGGTTGTTACCTAGTATCTTAACTCCTTTATATAATACTTCTATTTTCCTACTAACTCTTTTAAACCCATCACTTGGTGGTGGATTAAATTGATCTGTTTTTTCTAAAGCTTTTTCTAAACCTTGTTCAGTTTCTTTTATTTTAAATACTTGTTCATTATAAGTTTTGTATTCAAAGTATAAAACTTGACAAGTGTTTTGATCATAACCGTTCCAACCGTACAATTGTTCTCTTTGATAACCTTTAGTTTGTTGTATTTTTTTTAATTCTTCTTCTGTTAACTGTGGGAATTGTTTTGCAATTTCTGGTATAGTTAAACTTTTAACTTCACCTATATAGTATATGTCTTCAAAATTTGGATCTTCTGTGTAAGAATATATTAAATCACAAGGGTCTACGTAATGTAATGTAACTCCATTAGCTTTATTCCAATGAGTTTTACAAGCTCCAATACCTATAGTAACAAGGTCATAATTAAATCTTTTCTTTATATTATCAAACCTGTTTTTCTTTAAAGTAGTATTAATAACTTCTTCTTCAGCTATTTCAATTGATTGCTTGTAACTAAGCTGCATGTGCAAATCTAATTCATCTTCTGATTCAGGAAGAGTATCAGGACTATCAGTATTAAACTGATCGATGCCTAAAGTAGTTTGCATGTTTTGTAGATAAGGTTTAGCTCTCATATCTTGCAATATAGAGTTAGCGTAATCAGTTCTCTTTTTTAACGATACTGGATCTTGAGCAAAAGCTTTTATTTCATAATGCTTGTTGTTCATACCGTTTGCTACGATATCAACAAACTTAGAAATAACAGGTACAGGTTTCCAGTCTAAATTAAGATAAGACATGTCACCATTAATAGCTAATTCATCTTTGTATTTTTGAACTGGTTGTTCTCCTCTAGCATATAATCTTAAGCTATGGAATCTATTATAAGTAGTAGCAAATCTAGTTCCATTACCACCTTGTCTCCACCATTCGCTTTCAATAGCTTGTGCAACCTGCCTCCCGTATTCTTGGGAAGCTTTTTCAGCATCTGGCACAGTTTGGCTTGGAAAGGCACTATTTGGATTTGCGTATGTATTCATTTACTTGATTATTTTAGATAATAAACCTTTATTATCATATTTCTTTATACCAATATCTACTGGCTCTCTCTTTTTTCTATTTACTGGAGCATATCTACTTTTGTTACAAGCCATTATAGCAAGTCCCGAACTAATAGATGCATCAAACTTTGTTCTTTTGTTTATATCAAACTGAGCCCAATCTTCTAGTGTTCTTTGGAAGTAAACATCTCCATAATTTTCACCATCAAATCCTACAGCATTTTCTATATAAGTTTCAATTGCAGCAGCGTGCGCTTGTATTATATCTTGACTAGAGTTAGGTATTCCACCAATCTCTCTTTCTGTTATAGACAACTTAGCATAGACTTTATCTGGTCTATTAATGCTAAAACCTCTGTAACCTCTTCTTTTAAAATGATATAACAATCTAGGCTTATTGTTCTCTGCTAGTATTGGCATGCCATAAAAAATACAAGCCATAAGAACATCTTCAAAAAATATTTCAGCAGTTTGTGGACGAGCGATATACTCTAAGAAAAAATGATCAGCAGGAGCATCTTCCATACTGAACTTAGTTAAACCATGTAAAGATCCATTAGAACCTCTTCCATCTACTGTACCTGATATATCATAACTATCACAACCAAAAGCACCCATGTGTTCGTTGCCTGGATATTTAATACCATTTTTAATTATAAATCTGTTTTGTAAGTTTATTGGTGGTACCCAAGTTATATAAAATCTTCCGTTTTTATTTGGTGAAAATATAACTCTAGTATCTACAATACCTCTTTCCCATTGAAAATTACCTTGAGTTACAATTGCAGCAGAAGTTGCTTCTTCATTGTAATCTATTTGTTGGTATATTTTAGTTAGATTAAATAGAGACATTTTAGACTCATCTCTGAACGCGTGTTTTGTAGTACGTGGAAACTGTCTATAAAATTCGTTTAATCCATCTTGGTCATCTTTAAGACCTTCTACCTCATTCTCCCAGTATTCAATAACCCCAAACTTGATTGGAGTTCCATGAGGTCCAAACACTTTTTCTTGTGGGGTGTCGAATACAGGATAGCCATAAGAGTCAATGTATCCTTCGTAATTCCATTCCATAGGAATGAACAAAGAATAGAGTCCTGAACGTGTTTGTCCATTTGCGTTTCTTTTTTTAACATCTGAGCTATCATATAATTTTTTAAAGTTTCTACCTCCTTTGTCTAAAGCATTTGATGTTGATCCCATCATACACTTACCAATAATTCTTGATCCTAATCTAAGAGTGGTTTTTGTAACCCTCCAGTTATTAAGAATATCATTTGGTCTTTCCCATTTACCTGATTCATCATGTACTAATAACTTTAGTTTTTCACCATCATAAGCGTTGTCACCTGTGTTTTTCCAATCAATGGTCGTATCTAATCCTTCTAAATCTTCTGGTTTATCAGTAGAAACAATACTTCTTCTAGTAAATTTACTAGCTGGAACTCTGTAAGCTAGTTCTGTTTTTGGACGATCCATACCGTCTTGTATTGGTTTAAAGAAGAAAGGATAATTAACTGAAATAGGAACTACTTTATCTGTAAACATCTTCTTCGCATCAGCACCTGATTTAGATAATATACCAAATCTAGCATCGGTTGATATTGTAGCCATGTTAACACACTCACCTGATGCCATAAAAGAAAATCCTGAACGTCTGTTTTTAAGGTATGACATACCATAACACCTGTAATCTGCTCTGCAAGCTTCCCAAAATATAAAGAATAATCTATTTGATTCTCTAAAATCTGGTTGACCTACATCAATCTTAGACCATTGTAAATACATGTAATGCGTACCAGTAACATAAGTAGGAATATCTTTGTTGATATACCAGAAACCTTCTTCGCGACGCTTAAACTCATTATCAATATAGTCGTAATATTTTTCTTTGAATTCTTCTGGGTACTCTCTCCAGTCGAACACAGTTTTAATTCTTTTTAATTCTTTAGGATAATTGAATGGTGTCCATCTATTTTCTTTAAACTTCTCTACTTCTTTTTCTTTAGGTAAAGCTATCTTAAGATTTTGTATTTCGTATACTTCTCCAATTTGTCCAGTCTTAGATATAACAATCATATCATGATCTTCGTTGTATCCATACTCCCATTTGTTATACCTATTCATTCGTTTAAGAATCTTAGGTTTAACGTGATCAGGTAATACTTTATATAGTGTTTGCTCGTACATTATTTAGATCTTCCTTCAGCAAAGCCACGAAATGCAACTTCTTTTTTAACTTCTTTAGGTTTTTCATCTAACATATCTTGTTCTGCAACAATACGGTTAAGTATTTCAAAAGCATCAAATATAGCTAGTTTTTTTGTAGCTGCAGCATTTTTAAGTCTGTCAGCTGATATGTCATCGTCTGAATCTACAATAGCTTCTTTAGCAACTTTAATAAGTTCCTCAACTGCTACATGCCCAGCTTGGATTATATTCAACTTCGTTTCCTTCGTGTTCATATTTTAAAATAATATCATTTGATTTCATACAATAAAGACGTTGACCGTCTACAATAAATTCCCATTCTCTACCGGCCTTAAAACCTACAAGATCCCCTGGATTGATTCCTAGCGCTTCTAATGAACTATTACCTATCTTTAGTATTCCAATATGCTTTTGTTCTTTTTCTAGCGTTAGATTGTTATTGTTTTTTATGGGTTTTATAAAACATCTTTGACCAATAGACAACCATTTGTTATCTCTTTTATATAAATATAGTTGATCTGGTTTACAAAAATATAATTCTTCTTTAAAATATTGACCACTGTTTCTTGAAGCGCCACGTACGTCATACCATCTTCTAAAGATGTTGTGATGTACCATTATTTCGTCACCAACTTTTAAAGTAGTTTTAAACGCTAATGGCACTGATACTATAATAGCTTCTTTACTAACAAGCTTATGATCTTCAATACTAGTGTTAACTATTAAAGTTTTATCACCAATTTTTTTTTCATTATTATACCTACTATTTTTAGGAGTTATAATAAAATCATATATACTGTTCATTAATATTCTAAATCATACTCAACGGATATAGCCATGTTAGAGTTGAATTTCTTCCATGGCATTATCTCGTTGTTCTTTTTTATAAAAATATTATAAGAATTATCAGATTCATCTAAAGTAATGTTGTTAATCGTGTGTCCGCCATAAACTGACTGACCTACGGAATAATGCATTGCTTCGTTTTTATAGTCCGAGCCTATACTTATCTTTCTTATAATAGAGTCCATTGCTGTTATACTTCTTCTGTAGCTACTTCTTCTACTATTTCCTCGTAAGATCCGTCTTCTAAGTTAATATTAACTTGTCCGTACTTTTCTTCTAGTTCTTTTTTAGTTTTATTTAAAGCTTCTGTGAAGTCTTTTAATGCTCCTGAAATTTCAAATTTCCTAGCTTCTAAACTTCCTAAGTCATAAACAACTGTTTGAATTTTCTTTTGTTGTTCTTTGACTGCTTCTAATTCTTTTTTTGTAATTTTTTGATCTTTACTCATTTGATTAAATTTTAATTGTTATTATTTGTTTTACTTATTATTATTATTACTTATAGTTTTGAATTTTTCCGCCCCTCGCGAACCAAAATATGCTACGTATACTGTTGTTGTTAAAGTTTTTAACAAACCTATCCACTCTTGTTCTACCGTAAAAGATAGATTTTCATGGCTATCAACCCATATAAAAGCAATGGTCATTACAGATAAAAAAATCAAAGATAATGGGCGCGTGTTTTTACTTAACCATGAATCACTCTTCATGTCGCTGTCCCAGCGCTTTGATATTTCTTGCATTTCTGTCATATCTTGTTCTAATAACATTAACGCTTTTTCTTTGTCCTCTGCAGGTAACGCAGGATCTTTATGTATTAAGTTTTTAACTAAACCTAACACACCGTTGTTTGGTAATACTTCACCTACAGTGCCTAGTATACTTGGAGCTGCATGTGCTAAGAACTTGCCAACTTTTGTTTCGTGAAATTTCTTTTTACTCATTAGTATTTATCGTGTGGATCTGTTTTACTATATGCTTCTTTTTCCCATGGTAAATTAGGGTCACCTTCTTTCATCTTAGATCTTGGATATTTTTTACCTTTCCAAATTACATCTTCGTCATTGTAATCTAAATCACCACGTTTAACCTGGTCTATATGTATTTCTTCATGATCTATAACGCTTAGCTCAGCATCTTTAGGTAGGTCTGGAGCTATTAAAATAGTACCGTTTTTATTACCTTTACCCATACAACCTTCTTCTAATTCTCTTTCGTATATAGGAGAGTGTTCTTTAAACGGTGGTTTTAGTTTAAATGCCATTAATCAGATTTTGAATTACTTGTTAACATGCTAGCCATTTTACTTGCTAAAACTCCTGTTAAACCAAACACACCGGTTGTTCTAGCCACTGAAGGTATTTTTTTATCTTTAGTAGCTGTGATTAATTTGTGGATTTTTGGAATTTTATTAAATTTATTGTACATTTTTAAACTTTTACTCCCTAAATTAGCTAGACCAGCGCCACCAGTTAACCAACTTACAGCGCCAATAGTTCCACCTTTTATATTAGGATTTGCTGGAGCAGTAAGATTATATTTAACTTTTTCTAATAAACTTTGATTTTCAGGTCTATTGTTCTTCCAGTCCTCGTAAGCTTTTCTTTCTGGATTGTAGTCGGCAGTATTTCTAAGGTGGTCGCTACTTTGCAAGCGAGTTTCATCAGATTTGTTTCTTACTTCTTGAGCTTCTTGTTCTGAAACATTAGGCGTCATGTTTACTACTTTTTTATTATTTTGATCTATAATACTACTAGCTTCACCTGGATTAGTATTTACTTTAGGCTCAATTTCTTTAGAAGTATTTTCACCTCCCATGTTTAGTGGGGAATTTCTAGATAATCCAAAATGTTGAGCGTACGCCATATTATTTTTTCTTTCCTTTATATAAATCTCCTCCTGGCTTTAATCTTTTAGCTAAAGCTTTTCTACGAGGAGTGCAAGTAGATTTTGTCATAGGTGTACAATATCCTTTGTGATCAGGGTTTATACCCATAAAGTTAAGTGGAGATCCTGGTAACTTAAAAGCCATTACTAATATTCGTCATCTTTACGAGTAGAGTTTGCTTTCCTTATAGATGCTGGAGAATCATAATCTTTTGTAGCTGATCTTTTTATATCACCTTTATTTCCACCATATCTAGACATACCATCATAATCTTTTTTAGCAGATCTTTTTTCGTCTCCTTTATTACCACCATACTTTTGTCTTGACATACCAGCTTTATCATCTACTGGATTGTATTTCATATCATCAGCTCTTTGTTCTCCTATGTAACCAGTTGGTCCTGATTTATCACCATAAGTAATATTGTTAGCTGGACTTTTGTGGTGTGAGGTTTGTTGGTGCACTCTCCAATACTCATCTGCTGACGCCGCGTTTGGATTACCTGAATTATCATTTCCTGCTTGCATATGCGTCGGGTGACCGCTTCTTCCTTTTGATGCATGTGCATCAAGTGGCGATGATTTTCTTGATGTTGGTGGTTTAGCAGGATGTTCTTTCATCATGTGCTGATGTCTTGCTTCGTCCTTCATAGAGTCATGTTGCATGTTATTAACTGGTGAACTATTTCTGTGTGGAGCATCGCCATGTTTAGCGTGTGGTCCTTTTTCTACAGAATATCTTGATATTCCGCTATTCATGTGTTTGTGTATTGGGTGTCCCATTTTTATATTTTTATTTTATGTTAATGCTACTATTGTTCCTGCTGTTGTATCTGTTCCTGCAGCCCAAACTCTAATCACGGCTAAAGGTATTAATGCTCCTGGTTGAACATTTAATAATTGAACTGTATCTCCACCTGAGGTAAGAAGATTAAAGTCAGATTCTGTAGTGTCTCCATTGTATATTTGAAATGACTTAGGTTGTCCTGATGCTTGTATTCTATCAACAAAGTTTTCATCTGTTGCGTTAAATGTAAACGTAGCACCACCGGTTCCAGTGTTACCAAACGCTGTAACATTTCTCATTGCAGCTTGATCAAATATAACTGTTCTTCCAGCTAAAGAGTTAGCAGAAAATTTTCCAGCTGTAGCAACTTTACATTCAGTAGCGTCTCCACCACCACCAACAGTAAGTGTAAATGTAATAGGTGTTCCACCTGTTTGATTTATTATGTCAAATATAGTTCCACTGCTTGCAACTATAGCTTGATCAACAGCTGCGGTATATCCAGCAGTGTCATCAGTAGTTTCATCTAGTATCGCTCCTACAGTAGCTCTAAATCCAAAAGAATCACCATTGTTAAAAGGAGATCCATTAGCTTGGTAGATAGCGTAAGCTTCATTTCCGTCTGGAAATAAATCTAAAGCAACACCAGTTCCATCAGGATTAATTATACTTAATGTAGTATCGCTATCAATAGCCCCAACAATACCTACAGTATTTAGAGTTGTGTTATAAACTACATCACCTATTTGAACACCTTGTCCACCAAAAGCTACTTGATTTTGATTTGGAGAGTTTTGTAATGTCTGTGTAAAACCACCAATAGATGGGTTTACTTGTATAGGTCTAGTAGTATCTATTAGTTTGTTAACTACGTTTCCATTTGCTGTTCCTGAAAATTGTAATGCAGGACCTGGAATATTAACATCGTCATTAGGTATTACTAAAACACCATTGGTTAGTGTGCTTGGATTTATTATCATGATTTTCTAGTTTCTTTATTTGCTTTTCTAGTTTCTTTATTACGTTCTTTTATTTTTGCTCTACCTTCTTTACGTTTAGATCTTTTAGCTAATCTTTCTGACTTAGCTTCTAATTGTTTTTTATAATCTGGATTTTTAGCAGTTTTAGCTTTTTCAGCAGCAGCTTCAGATTTGCTTTTTGCTTTATTAGCTCTTCTTTTTGAACCAGAAACACCCTCACTTTTTTGTTTAGATTTTCTAGCTTTTATTTCTGCTCTAGAATTACCTGGTTTTTTTTCTTCTGATTTTGCTTCTTCACCACTATCTATACCTTCCATATCGTCAGGTCCAGCGTTTAAAGGAGACGCGATTCTAGACATACCATCTTGAGTTCCTTCTTCATCATAGTCAGCACCTTCTTCACCACCTGGGTAAGTCATAGTTGTTTTAGCTTCGTAATCAGGACTTCCTGGTCCTTCTATTTGAGGTAGTTGTTGAGCTTGTGCTTTAGATGCAGCGTCTTGAGCAGCTGACATTTTTTCTAACTCATCCATTGACATAGATGGTTCTTGTTTTGTGAATGGAGACATTCTCATTGGAGATGTCTTTCTTGATATTGGGTTGTTTCCTTGTTTAAATGCCATAATTATCCTTTTGCTATTTGAGTTATTGCACCTGGTATATAAGGTACATCTGCTAATTTTAATTTCATTCCATGAGCTCCATTACTAGAACCTTTACCATGAAGTCTACCAGCTTGATCTAATGGACCGTCCCAAATTTGTGACTCGCCTACTATACCTATGTCTTCTCCTTTACTTTTTGATGCGTGTGTGTGTGCTTTATCTTCAATCATAATTTTTTATTTTTTTAATATATTTCTTCTTCTTCACCCATGTCTCTATCAAAAGATCCAGGTACTTGTGCTCCAAACATGTTACTACCAGCAGCAGCAGCTCCTGGACCAAATGGTGACCCAATAGTACTTATAGATGGTTGTGCAAGTTCTGGAATATCTTCGTTTTCTTGATCTAATCCATTTGCGCTACCAATTAAACCAATTCCAGCTTGAATTGCGTTACCAGCTCCAGCTTCTTCTCCACCAAGAACATTAGTTCCACCATATGACGCGCCTCCAACTGGACCACCATCTTGTCTAGTTTGAATAGATTGTACTTGGTTTTCTAATTTAGATATTTTAGCATTCATTCTTCGTCTGCTATTTTTACCTCTTCTGGAAAATGGACTGTTGCTCATCTTTGTTTGTCTTTATTTACGTTATAGATAGCTTGTGTCAGTACTTTGTCTGTGTAACTATCTCCTTTAATTAGTTTATTTCTTCTATCGCTTGTTGGTATATCATCTTCACCTAACATGATTCGATACATTCTACTTATAAGTTGTTTACACTTGAAGGAAACTTTATAGATATTATACTTTTGAGTGGTTCTATTTCTATTTCGCCACACGACTATCCAGT